TACTATAATGTTGCTATAGCAGGCCTTCTACGTCAAGGGTTAGATATGACAAAGTACGGGCCAGCTGTACAAGATTTAATTTGGTCGGGAGCAGTACAATTCGGTCCTGCCAATATTAGTGCATTTACAGAATCATTAAGAGGAAAAAGTACTTTGACAGATAAGGATATTGTTACATTAGTTAGTGAATGGAAAATTAACAACGTAGCAACGATGTTTAAATCAAGTTCAGCTGATATTAAGGCTGGTGTTAAATCTCGATATCAATCCGAAAAACAAGCCTTACTGAGTTTAATTAAATAATGGATCCATTAATTACAAAACAAATTCAAGGTGTTCTTGAGAACAGCATCTTTAACAAGATCATTGCTCTTAACCTTAACATCCCTAGCCCTGTCGTAAGAGCTATAGTCTCTAGAGTTGCAGAAGTAGGGGCAGTTGATATTGTTAAACAAGTTGCACTGGGCTCAAACAAACAACTAACAGATATCCCTAAGAATCTTATTGGTCCTTATAACCCTGTCAATATTGTTAACGCAAATAACGGACCTACCCAGATATCGAATAATATTGATGGTATTATTCAACAACAATTACTTTTACAGACTACAGATAAAATAGTTTCTAAATTACAATCTCAGTTAAGATTATCCCTCCCAACAGATAAATTAGGTATCATAAATTTTGATGCTTTAGCTGCAACTCTTATTCAAAGCATTACCCCAACCGTAGGTAAGACACTATCCACCGCAGTCAGCGGGTTTGCTGATTCTATTTTTAATATAGGTAAAGTACCAAAGGTAACCACTACTAGTATTGAATCTTTATACAGTACTTTGTCTCCTGAAGAAGCACAGAATAAAACTGATGAGATATTTTATTCCTCTATTACTAATACCGCATTACTTGAAGCAAGTAACTTTAATATCAATTCAGCGCAGAATGCTGAAAAATTAGAGGTACTTAATAGAGGATTTACAGATCCTAATGCAAACTACCCTACAAAAGAATATGCAGGCATATCTGAAACTAATAAACTTGCTCAGGGTGATTCTAGAGGTACAGTAGTTCAAGAGAAAAATAATAATCGTATGAGGGGAGCAAAGCTTCCAGGTGGTGAAGCTTGGGATGAACCAGAGTCAGCTTTTAATGGCGCGTACCCGTATAACAAAGTAACTCAGACAGAGTCTGGTCATATTATTGAGGTTGATGATACCCCGGGGTCTGAACGAATTCACATATACCATAAGTCTGGTACATATGTTGAAATTGATTCTAATGGGTCAATGGTAAAAAGAACAAAAGGTTCTTCTTATGAAATTATTGATCGAAATGGAAAAATATCTATAGCAGGGCGTGCAGATATTTCTGTCAATGGTGCTTGTAATATTTTTGTTGGTAACGATGCAAATATCGAAGTCGAAGGTGATGTAAACCTTACTTGTCATAATGATATTACAGCAATGGCAGGTGGCACTTTAAATCTTTCTGCAACTGATGAAGTTAATATTACAAGTAATACTGTTAACATACAAGCATATAAGGATATGAATTTAAAGTCTAATGTAGATTTAAGACTATTTTCTGAAGAAATGCATCTTAAAGCTAATGTTGACATGTATGCATCAGCAACAACATTATATCAAAACACCAGCTCCAGTTATCATCAGACAGGTGGTAGTTTGTATGAGAAGATTGGTGGTAGTAGATTTGCAGAAGTAGTGAGTGCTATTCACAATAAAGCTGGTGGGGATATTAATAACGATGGAAGTAGCTTCCATATGAACTCTGGTACTTCTTCTGGCTCACAACCAAGCAAAGCAGCTAACGTTGCAGCTATTTCAAACATTGGTATTATGTCTGGCCGTAAAGATATTTCGGATAATGATAAAATTGATCCTGCAGTTCTTTCTCCTGCAGATACGTCTTCAATTGAAATAGAAGTAGATACTCATACCCCAGCTGAAAAATTAGAGCATAAAAATAAACTTATAAAAGAAGGTTTTGCAACTGCTGAAATATTAAATGAAAAACCATTAGGTACAGAAAACAAAACCATACCCTCTGAGCAGCAACTCTTTATTAAACCAGATGAAAAATTAAAAACTGTTACTCAGTTACCAGGCAATTATAACCTATCTCCTAACTTTACAGTTGAGATGTTATCTAGTAAGGCTGCTGTAACTCGAGATCCGATACAAGCACAATTAGGATTAACCTACGGTGAAATTGTGTTTAATCTACAAGCTGTTGCACTGAACGTTTTAGAGCCCGTAAAAAAGCTATACCCTAATATGATAGTTACCTCTGCATTTAGATCTGCAGGTAATAAATCTAATGCTGTAACGTCTCCTCATCCTAAGGGGCAAGGGGTCGATATTCAATTTCCAGGTATCGATAAAAAGGAATACTACAATATAGCTTTAAAGCTTGCAAAAGTACTTAAGTATGATCAGATACTTTTAGAGTACAAGTCTACCGGGTCGGGGCTTCCGTGGATACATGTAGGGTTTGCTGCAAATAATAGAGGTCAGCTTTTAACGTTCTTTAATCAATCTGTCCATTCTCAAGGTTTAACTCAGTTAGCATAAAAATGGCAACAGTATCTAGAAGTCTCATTATAGCTGCATCTAATTTAGTTGGATTTAGTGCTGTAAGCCCGGATCCTCTGGACGTACTTACTCAGGAGGGGTTTGGTGATTTAGCAGCTAATACTTATATTTCAAGTATATACCAGGGGGCAACTATTTCGGTAGATTTAGAGTTTAAAGTTCTATACATGGGTGCTCTTGATGTAGAAGAAGGCATACTCCCCGCTATTAGCGTTACATCTAACTATGACTTTACAACTCATGGAATAACTGTTGCATCTATTAGTAGCAATTTGTTAAGAATATCTGGAACTTACTCAAATGTTTTTAGCAATGAATACTATAATTTTGTTTTAAACGATATGTCAACAATTCAACTACCCGCAACTACTCAGGTAGATTTCCTCGCGTTAATAGAGTACAACATGCCAAACCCTGTCACTATTGACAAGGAGTATACTTTTAGTGCGGTAGCTAGAACTGATTTTTCTTCTCCTACCCCTACTTCTTCCATAGCTGGGCAAAAGAATCAATGGGTGGTGTGGAACTATGCTCCCACCGTTAGCAGCATACTTTCTTTGGTTGACCAGGGGGTCTAATGCCGGCTGTATCAAGACAAGGGGATTCAGTATTATCACCGGATGGTTCTGGATATAAATGCCAGATGCCTCTAGAAACTAGTGTTGGTCAAGTTAATTCTAACAGCGTTTATGCTAACAGTATATTAATAGTCGTGCAGGGCAATACGGTCTCTCCACATGCTAAATCCGGGTGCTCATTAGATCAATCCACACTCAGTCCTTACTCATCTGTTGTTTTTATAGGAGGTAAGGGTGTCGGTAGAATAGGTGATGCTTATGGTAATAATACCATTACCCAGGGGTCTCCTTCTGTATTTGCCAGCTGATTCTACCATAAATATAGACATGGCTACTAGAAATACCAGACAATATTCAGATTTTAATCTTCTTTTTTCTTCTCACCCGGTAACTGGTGATATTGCAAGAAAGAACGATGAAGATGCTGTTAAGCAATCTCTAAGAAATTTAATTTCTACGAGACACTACGAACGCCCCTTTCATCCGGAAATTGGTTGTCAAATACACGGGCTTTTATTTGAAAACTTTAACCCTGTAACTGTTCAGGTTATGAAAAAAAGTATTTTAGATACAATTAAAAAATTTGAACCAAGGGTAACGGTGTTAGAAGTTAAGTTAAGCGAAAGAGCAGATGATAATGAAGTTGTGTGTGACATTATTTTTAGACTGAATAACTCTGATAGACCTATTACTTTAACAACACTAATAACAAGAATAAGATAATGTCAAATTTAAGAATAGCCGAGCTTGATTTTGATCAGATCAAGTCAAACTTAAAAACGTTTTTAAACGCTCAAACCGAATTTACTGATTATGATTTTGAAGGATCAGGTCTCTCTACTCTTTTAGACGTTCTTGCATACAACACTCATTATAATGCTTACCTTGCCAATATGGTGGTAAATGAGATGTTCTTGGATTCAGCAGTTAAGAGATCTTCTGCTGTCTCTATTGCTAAGCATCTAGGGTATACACCTACATCAGTTAGAGGTTCTTCTGCTAATATTGATGTAGTTGTAACTAGCCCTACAGGACTACCTAATACACTAACCATGGATAGGTATACCCAGTTTACATCTACTATAGATGGTACAGCATACAATTTCCTAACAAATCAAGCCGTATCTGCTTCAAGAAGCGGGGTATCATATACTTTTGCCGATGTTGATGTCATAGAGGGAACATTACTTAGCTTTCGCCATGTGGTTTCAGATACAACCCCGGATGCAAAGTATGAGATACCTAGTCTTAATGTAGATACAACTACGTTAGAAATTACCGTTCAAACTTCATCTTCTGATACAACATCTAGTGTATATGCTCTAGCTACAGATATTACCGGGATTGATGATACTTCAAAAGTATTTTTCTTAGAAGAAAATACCAGTGGTAAATATCAAATTTATTTTGGTGATGGTGTTATAGGTAAAAGTTTAGCTGCAGGTAACATTATTACAATCCAGTATTTAATATCATCAGGTTCTGCAGTTAACGTTTCGAGCACGGTCTCACAGTCTTTTACAGCAAGTAGCACCATTGGAGGTTCGAGTAGTGTTGCTATTACAGTTAATAGTAATTCCACCGGCGGTGCTAACGCTGAAACTATTACGTCTATCAAATTTAATGCACCAAAGGTTAATGCCTCAAAAAACCGCGCTGTAACTTCTGTTGATTATGAAAGTCTAATTTTAGCTAACTATTCAGGTGCAGAGGCTGTTTCAGTATGGGGTGGTGAAGATAATATACCACCATACTATGGTAGAGTTATGATATCGTTAAAGCCATTTTCAGGATTTACAATCTCGGATGCTGTCAAAGAAAATATTAAGAACGATATACTAAAAACTAAACAGGTATTAGCAATTACTCCTGTATTTGTAGATCCAGAATTTTTCTATGTAAACATTACAGCTGGTGTAAGATACTACTCCCCGCTAACAACATTAACATCTGGCGCTATTAAAACTCTAGTAGAAAATACAATTGCTAGTTACTTTAGTACTGAATTACAAAAATTTAATAAAACGTATAATAACTCTAAATTAATTTCGTTAATCTTAGCTGCTAATTCAGCTATAAACAGCGTAATTATTACTATAAAATTACAAAGAAGAATAGTTCCTGTTTTGAATACAGTTAATACATTTACAGGTGACGCTTCTATAAAATTTGTTAACCCTATAAATCCTGGTGAAGTGGTTTCTAGTTATTTCTTTATTACAGTAAACGGTGAACAAACCCTTGTAAAGATAGCAGATCTTCCAAATGAGACACCATCAAATAATCAAGGTTCAGGTGTTCTTCGTCTGATTAATCCTGTTACGGGAGCTATTGTTTCTTCTAATATTGGGACAGTTAATTATGCAACTGGAGAGTTATCAATACAATCCTTAACACCTGCAGCTCTACCAGCAGGTACAACCGACATTCGTATAAATGCTGGAGTACAAGAATCATACTATAATTTAAATGTATATAAAAACCAAATACTAGTACAAGATGATACAGCTGTAAACGCTGCGAACGGTCTTGTGGCAGGTGTAATTGTAACTTCAACAGCTATTGTATAATATGTCGACTACCAGAATAAGAGAAAAAATATCAAAGCTGGTAAGCGGGCACGTGCCTGAGTTCATTAAGAGTGACTATACTACTTTTGTTTCTTTTATTGAAGCCTACTACAGATTTTTAGAACAAGACCAAGGGGCATTAGAGGTAGTACAAAATGCAAAAGAATACGGAGACATTGATAGAACGGTAGATTCTTTTGTTAACTACTTTATTGCTAACTACGCTCAAGATATTGGCTACAATACCGTTGTAGATAAAAGACTTTTAGTTAAAAGAATTAAAGATCTTTATGAAGCAAAGGGTAGTGAGATATCTTTTAAAATTTTATTTAAGTTATTGTATGATACTGTAGTTGATACAAGTCACCCGTATGATAACGTTTTAATTGCATCTGGTGGTACGTGGGATCAAAAAGTATCGTTACGAATTGAAATAACATCAGGAAGTATAGAAAATATAGTAGATAGATTTATAACTATTACTAAGAATAATATCGTCTATACAGATGCTGTTATCAGAGTTAAATTATTAGAAACTAATCTATATGAGGTATTTTTAAAAGCTTCATCCATCACCCCCTACGCAATCGGGGATTCAGTATCTGTAATTAGTAGCACCAGCACAATTTTTACCGGCATAGTAAGACCTACTACGGTTAGCACAAATATAGCAGAACCTGGTACAGGGTTTAAAGCAGGTCAGATATTTAATATACCGCTAGCAGGAGGTATTAATACTTTAATTAGAATCTTAGCAGTTGATGATACTGGTGGTATTGTGTCTCTACGTATTTTAAATTTTGGATACAATTACCCTGCCGATAACATTACAATTAATCTCTTTAACGATCTAACTGTTGCTACAAGAACAGAGGTATTTAATACAGTGTCTGGAGGGTTTAAAGATTCACTGGTGGTAACATCTCCACATACTGCACTATCCCCAACTAGGTATTTCTTTTCAGACTACATTGATAATTATGCGTATACTGGTAATTTACTTGCAACTGCATCCTCTGATCAAACAGTAACCGCAGCTACAACTATAAGCAACATTGTAAGTCCTTCAGCAGCTTCAATTACAATAGGCATGGGTGCTTTAGCTAGGTACCCAGGTCAATTTACAACATCGCAAGGGTTTATATCAGAACCGGAAGTAAGAATACAAGATGACAAACTATACCAGCCTTTCGCCTATCAACTAGCTTCTGACCTTGATATAAGTGTATTTTATGATACAGTTAAAAAATTAATACACCCCGCAGGTACCAATTTATTTAACAACCGAATTTTAAGTACAACGGCTAATCTACAATCTAACGTTAGTGTAGTTACATCTTCTAATATATTCATTGAACTTAGAGATGCCTTTGAAGTCATAGATGCTTTCTCCTATGCTAACCTGTATGAAAGAACGTTTACAGATAGCACTAACGTTATTTTGACATCTAACGTTTTTGCACTTTATAAAAATGTAGATAACGCTGATGATATAGTGATAGTAACTGATACCACGACGGGAATTTTGCAAACGTATAACAATACCTATAGTGATAATACATACTTCCTGCAATCTAGTTCAGACTCTTATGTAGCAGATTTTACCAGCACCTCAGTAATTTCGGTATAAATAATAAGCCAATAAGATTTAAATTTTTAAAGGAAATAGAATGTTTACAGAAACAGTAAATGTAACAGGTAGGCTTAAAATCTCTCGCCTTAATGAATGTGGAGATGAATTAGAAGTAAGAGAAGTAAAAAATCTAATTGTAGCTGTAGGCAAGAATGTAATTACGTCTAGATTAGTAGGCAATACCACAGCTATACCTAGCCATATGGCTATAGGATCATCTAATACTGCCGCCACCACAGCTCAAACAGCGTTAGGTACAGAGGCTGGTAGAGTTGCTTTAGATTCATCTACAAGAACTAACAATTCTATTGCATATGTAGCTACATTTCCAGCTGGTACAGGTACTGGCACAATTACGGAAGCCGCTATTTTAAACGCTAGTTCTTCTGGTGATATGCTATGTAGAACAAACTTTAATGCAGTTAATAAGGCTGCCGGAGATGTTATCGTTATTACTTGGAATATAACCATATCCTAACATGCCATTTCTTCTAAAAGACACGATTCACCAATCATTGGCTGAGACTGTCTATAATGAGATTCTATCTCGTAGATCAAATTACTATTACTTTATTGGTAATATAATTGAGTGGGCAGATGAAAATAATCCACCTACACCGGAAGTAACTCAAGACTATGAGTACAATACTCGTAACAGTATTATAGCAGTAAAAAAGATTAATATAAAGGATGCTTCGTTAGTAGTAACTAGAAGAAATTGGGCATCCGGTACAGTTTACGATCAATTTGATGGCAATTATTCAGTCTCATATCCTGCTAGTTCAGGTGCCACAAAATTAAAAGATGCTACTTTTTATGTTTTATCTAGCGATTTTAATGTTTATGTTTGCTTGTTTAATAAAAATGGAACCGCTTCTACTGTTGAGCCATCTTTTACAGACGCAACACCCATTACAACCGCAGATGGTTATATTTGGAAATACTTATATTCAATACCGCTATCATTAAGAAATAGGTTTCTTACAAACACTTTTATGCCTGTTCAACGGGCCGTTACAAATACTTTTTATTCCAATGG